CACCGGGGTCATCACGCTGCGAACTTTCGCCGCGGCCGGTGCCGCGACCGACCTGACATCGGCTGACCTGGCAGTCCTGACCATATCCGGTCTCGACACGAGCGTCTACCGGTAGCTATGACGTACACCCGAAGCTTCGCTCAGTTGTCGCTGGCCGTTCAGCAGCTCGGCCAGTGGGAGACCTCGGACGACATCACGCCGGCCGTGCTCCTCCAGGGGATCAACTACGCGTTGCTCGAGGGGTACGACATGATGGTTCAGCGCTGGGCCGACTACTACACGCTCGACGCGACGTTCTCGATCGTCGCCGGCACGGACGTCTACTCGCTGGCGACGATCGCCCCCAGTTTCTACAAGCTGCGCCACCTCGACGTGAGCAGCGATGGGACGCGGTACTTCCGCGCGCACCCATACGACATCGACACGCAACACCAGTTCACCTCGACCGGGAACTCTATGCACCGGGTGCGGTACCGGCTGCAAGGTCCCAACCTCATCCTGGCGCCCAACCATGTCGGCGGCACCGGGAAGGCCTGGTACACCCCGCTGCCCGTGCAGTTCAGCGACGTCAATGACGTCTCGCTGGTTACCTTCGACGTGCCAGCGGAGGAGCGGCTTGTGGTTCATCTTGCGCAGCGCGACATGCTCATCCGTTCCGACCTGTCGACCTCGTCGGTGGACCCGATGATTGAGAGGCTCGGGCAGATGCTCAGGACCGCGGCCGACGCGCGCGACGCGGGCGAGGCGTTCTCGCTCATCGACAACCCGCGCCGTGACGGAGATACGGACCTCGGTCTGGGATGGGATGGGTGGTGGTGATGCCGACCCAGCGCCCCGAGCGCCCGGCGACGCGCCCCCGGCAGATCGCCACCACGAGCGGAGAAGTCACGGCAATCACCATGCGCCAGGTCGTCCAGTCCGCGCAGCGCGCGGCCGACCAGCTGAAGGACCGCGCCGTCATTACGAGCAACCTAGCGGTCGGCGACACCGTAATCACGCACGGGCTCGGCCGCACGCCGACCGGCGTTACCATCACCCCGTCGGTCGCCAGCGCAAGTTGGGCCTGGGCGATGAAGTCGTCAACCCCAACCCAGGTAACCATCACCTGCATCGGCGTGGCGCAACCTGGCGCCGTTTTGGAGGTATTCTGATGAGCCAGCCACCTACCGCGAACATGGGGCTCGTGCTGCCTACCGACCACGGCAGCGTTGACACCTGGGATACCATCTTCGACACGAGCTATCAGCTCATCGACGCGCACGACCACACCACGGGCAAGGGGGTGAAGGTCCCGGTGGCCGCGCTCAACGTCACTTCCGACGTCTCGTGGTCCAGCGGCGGAACTTCGCACGCCATCACCGACTTGGTGGCGATCGACTTCGCCGCAGTGGCGTCATCCGCGGTCACCGCACTCGCCGGCGCGCTCTGGCTCAATTCGGCTGACAGCAACCTGTACTGGCGCACCCCGGGCGGCAGCAACGTCCAGCTCACGGATGGCGCGGCGCTCAACGTGTCCGCGTTCACCGGAGGGATCGGTGGCGATTACGCGGGGGTCGGAGCACTCGTGATATTCGACGACGCCACCGACAGCTACTGGTTTCAGCAGCAGATTGGCGCGGGGGTGCGCCAGTACGCGCGCATGCGGAACGCCGATGTCGACCTCTACGAGTACAAGGCGAATCCAGCTGCTGGTGTCCCGACCAATCGCGTCCGACTCGCGAGCCCGACTTCGTTGGCCGCGAGCTATCAGGTGACCTTCCCGGCCAGTGTGCCAGGCGCCACCGTGGCGTTGCAGATGGGGAGCACGGGCGTGCTCACGGCGAGCAACGCATTTACCGGTGGGGTGACAATTTCTGGCGGGGCAGCGCTGGACTCGACGAGCTCATTTACGCATGGCCAGGTATGGCCGATGCAGATCCAGGCATCTGCGTTCGCCGCGAGCGCCAACCCAGGATCCGTCGGCACGTATCAGCAGATGACCAGCAACGCCGGGTTTGGCCACGTGGCCAGATCTATTGCGAACTCGGCATCGATCCACGCAAGTCTCACCGGTTTGCGGAGCGGAGACCGTATTGTGCAGGTCAACGTCAACGTGTGCACCGGATCTGGAATCACGACGATTCCGCAAGTCAGCATAACCATCGTCCGGGACAAGACCGGGACGGGCACGCTGAGCGTGATATCCGCTACCATCGCCTCCCCGGGCTCCAACGAAGCCATCGTTACCGCGTCGGGCGCATATACCGTCGCGACAAATGACAACCTGTACCTGGAGGTCCTGGCGTCGGCGACTGCCATCAACCTATTCGTAATCGGGGCGACCGTGTTCGTCGATCACCCATGATGGCGATCGACCCCAAAAATCTAGAGCCCGCACATCCCGAGGCTGCGCTGCAGGTTCCCGTGGATCGCCGCGGCCTGCACCCCGATCACTCCAGCCGGGACGATCGATTTGTGTCGATCGGGGGTGACGAGCCACACCAGAGAATTGATGGCGATCGCCCCAACGAAGTACCCGGCCACCGTGGCCTGATCCGGGTGCGACCCCATCACCGGGTTCTGCTCGAACTGGCCTTTCCACCCCTCTCGTGCTGCGCGCATCGTCTGCCCGGCATCGCATGCGAGCGCGAGCGTGCTCGCAACCAACGCCGCACGGTTGACGTGGATGTTGGCGCATCCGGCCGCCAGGGCGACGAGAACGATGAGTTTGGCCATGCGGCATGTATGCGCCCGCGTATTGACTCGGTCAATGGAGCATTTTGATGCCCCTCGATGGCAAGGCCCCGCTACCCATACAATTCCAGGGTGGCATCGATACGCGGACGGACGCGAAGCAGGTCCCAGTCACCCAACTTCTCGACCTGCAGAACTGCGTGTTTACCAAGCAGACCACGCTCAGCAAGCGGACCGGATATCGCGCCCTCAGCACGCAGGTCCAGAGCGGCGGTGGCGACATCACGAACGCGCGCGGGCTCGCGGAACGCGATGGTGAGGTGCTACTTTTCACCGACAAGCGCTGTTATAGCTATCGGCCGAGCTTCGATCGCTGGGCCGATTCCGGAGAGGTAGCGGCAACCACGGCGACCACCGCGCCGATCGCCAGGACGGGGTCCTACCAGAGCCAGCCGGACATGGCGACGCGTCATGGCGTGAGCGTGGTCGCCTGGGACGACTCGCGCGGCGGTATCCGGTGCTCCGTGCTCGAGACGTCCACCGGTCGCGTGCTGCAGAGCCAGGCCATCCTCGATGGATCGACGTCGGCGCGCAACACGTCCTGCGTGGCCGTGGGAGATGTTCTCCATGTGCTGTGGACTCGAGAGGACCTTGGGCAAATCTTCGTTGCGGTGATCAACCCGTCGACTCCGGCATCGACTCCGGTTGTCCGCGTGCTGACCAGCGACCTGGATGGGACCAACCCTAAGTATGACGTCGAGCCAGCGCCCAATGCGCCATTCGGCGTATTCGATGTGCGACCAGCGGTTATCGCCTGGGCGCGAGCCGGCGGCGGATTCCGGGTCGGCTACATTGCTCCGTTCGGGGCCCTCGGTCCTGCGACCGGGCTTCCATCGGTTGCGACCTTTGCCGATACCATCACCGGTCCGATCGCCGTAACGTATGATGGCAGTGGGCTGTCGATCGCGGTGGTGTGGGTCAATGGGCTCGTGGCTTCAGCCCGGTTCCTGACGCCGGCCTCGTTGGTCGTCAGTTCGCGTCTCGTGGCCGCGCTCGGAGCAAATGCAGGAGCGGCGACCTACCTGCGCATCACCGCGTGCTTCGGGGCGAACGGCTCCGATGGTCTCCCCTTGCTCTACTGGGCGGCCGAGCGGACCGCGACCCGAACCGACCTGGCCGACATCGACAGCGGGGTCGCGCTTCAGAGTCTGACGACGTCGGACGTCAGCTTCACGCGACTCAAGGGACACGGTCTGGTCTCGCGAGCCTGGCACGACGGCTCGACGCTGGCCCCCTCGACGGCGCAGAACGGTGATGTCTACGTGCTCGTCGCGCACACCTCGCGGTTCTTTCCCTACCTAGCCGCGCTGCGGCTCTCTGACGACAGCGGCATCGCGACGCCAGGCAACAGCATCATGGCGCGGCTCCTCCCCGGCACGTGCTCCGGGTCGATCCTGCGCGCTACGGGGTCCGGCACGAGGGCGTTGACGGCGCACCTTCCTTCGGTCATGGCCGTTGACGTCGCCGAGACGGACCTGTTCTCTCGCACACATGCGGTCCCGGTCGGGTATCGCCTGCAGCTGAGCTCGCAACTCGGGGATCAATTTTCCGAGCAAGGAATCAAGCTCGCTACCATCAATTTCGACGTGGCGTACCATACCATCCAGTTCGGGCGGGGGCTCTACCTCGCCAGCTCGGCTCCGATGCATTATGACGGCGCCGACTGGCATGAGGCTGACTTCCATTGCGCACCTGACTACGGATTCGACGCGACCGGGGCATCGGTCGCGCTTACTGGTATCATCACGAGCGGAGGCGCTGGCGCGATTCCGAACGGGACCTACGCCTACGCCTACTGGTACGAGGCGGTCGATGCGCAGGGAGAACTGCACCGCGGCCCCGTGAGCGTCAAGGTGCTGGTTACCGCGAGCGGCGGACCTTCGCAGCTCTCGCATGCAATCCCGACCTGCAGGCTCACCAGGTTCGGTAACGTGCGCATCTGCGTCGCGCGGACCGCGCAAGGGGCAACCGGGTCAGACACCACGCTCCCGCTGTACAGGGTGACCAGCAACGACGTCACGGTGACCACCGGCGCGAATCGCTACGTCAACAATGACCCCACCGTCGACACGGTGACGTTCCTCGACAACCTGACCGATGCGCAGCTTGTCGCGCGCGAGCCGCTCTACACGAACGGCGGAATTTTGAGCAACGCACCCTCGTCGTGGGGCGGCGGCATGCTGGCGGTGAGTAAGGGACGTCTGTTCTGGGATGACTCAAGCGACCCGCTGGTCGTCAATTACTCGCAGCAACGGGCCGATGACACCGCGATCGAAGCCCCCATCGACCTCTCGTTGCAGGTCGACCCGCTTGGTGGCGGGGTCACCGCGCTGGCCGCGCTCGATGACACCGTGCTGGTGTTCAAGCGGACGTCGATTTACGTGTTCGGGGGGCCTGGACCCCTGGCCGACCCGACGGCGTCGCCAGAGGTCAACGCGTTCACCCCGGCCGAGCTCGTCACGAGCGACGTCGGTTGCACTTCGCCGACCAGCATCTGCGCGACCCCCGTGGGAATAACCTTCCAAAGCGCCAAGGGGATCATGATGCTCACGCGCGATCGGCAGATCGCCAACATCGGCAACCCGGCCGAAGCCTACGACGGCCAGGTCGTATCGCGGGCAACTTTGATGCCGACGAACCAGCGAATCCTGTACCTTACAGCCGAGGGCCGCACCCTGCTGTGGGATTACAACCGGAACCAGTGGTCGACCTACACCAACCACACCGGGATCGATGCGGTGGTGGTTGGTGGGCTCTACTACTACCTGCGTACCGATTCGCGCGTGTTCGTTGAGACTCCTGGGTTGTATCGCGACGACAACAGTCGCATCCCGATCGTCATCGAGACCGCCCACATTCACTTCGCTCAGTACCTGCAGGGCTGGCAGAAGGTGCTTTACGCCTACTTCCTGGGGTCGTTCAAGAGCCCGCACCAGCTCAGC